AGGCCTTTCTCAACTAGTCGAGTAACGGTTTTAGCGATAAGGGTGAAACTGATAGCAGCATCGGCAGCATCAATTACATTACCTTTCCAGAGGTTGTAAGAAGCAGCAGAAATACCGAAAAGAGTTCCAGTATTACGAACGATCTGGTCAATACCAGGGAATTCGTTACCGTTAGCGCCTTTGTAGAAAAGAACGTCAGTATCTAAAACAACACCGTCTGCACCAGAAGTCATTGTGATAGAACGTGCTTCAAAATCAACAGAAGCGATCTCAAGGTTAGCTACGCGAAGAGTAGTAAGGTCAGCTTGATATACATCAATAAGCATAGTCTCACCACCAGCCCAGATACCAGGAGCCCATGATTTATCGGTGATTTCAATTACTTCGTCACCAACAACAGCGCCATCAACAATACCTAGTCCACGTTGACCGTGAAGAAGTTGAACTTCCAAACGACGAGTGAAAGAGCGAAGCATGTTAGCTACTAGATGTTTAGTGGACTTTTCAAAAGCCGCACCAGAAGCAAGTGAACGAGAAGCAGCACCAACAGAAAGAACAGAGCGGAGAACCATCTCATATCCTTGAACTGTAGCGTCTTTCATTACACCAGCTACTGCTGATTCTAGAGCGAAAGCATCACCATTAGGGCCACCGTAAGTTACCGAAATCACTAGGTTTTTTAATTTACCTTAGTGATCTTTTGTTACCGTAAAGGCTTTTTATCCTCTACTTCTTATAGTTTCCTATAAGTCCAGCATACATTTTCACCCTCTATTTGAGGGGTTCCACACTCTTGGAGAAATTATATTCTACTTTTGTAGGTTCATTCTCTATGCGTTACGGAGTTACAGAGTTTTTACTCTCTGTAGTTTCCTCGGTATTAGCATCGTCGATGTATTTAAAGATATGATTTTTGTGTCGGGGTCTTTTACCTTTTATAACTGCACAAATTAAAGAGGGGTTAAACCCAAGCTCTTTTCCTTGAGTTGGATAATCTAAATAAAAGACATTTCCGGTCTTTTCGTTAGTACACTCAACTTTTTTTGCTCCTAGTGTTCGAGATATTTTAATACGTTGTTCTTTAGAAATATGCCTTCCGTGTAGTTTTGGAATAACAGCACCCGTCTTGGTTTTACTGATTTTTTGACGTATTTCCTCTGACATATTAACGATACCTCCGCCGCCTTCCGTAAGATTGTAACCAAGTCCGAGATACGTATTGTATTTTTTTATGTACATACGTTCTTTGTTGAATAAATCTTCTTCTGATACAGCAGTATCTATCTCAATAATAGTAAAATTATCCTTACCGTACTTATGGATTGCTTTTTGTATAGCAGAGCGTTCTTTGTTAGCTCTATTTATATGACCATTAAAACGCTCTTCCAACGTCTTAGTTGTAACCCCAATATATTTTTTATTATTGATGTTATTTGTTATCATATATATTAAACCATACTTTTCCATATTATCATTATACCTTAAAATATTTACAAAATCAACATTAGCCTTCACCGATTTTGCGGAATTTTCTTATACCCTGTTACCAGGATATCATGGCATAACTTTTAGTGTCTACCATGCTCTAATTGAAGAACAACAGGTTGGTGGTATTGGTTGCCCAATCGTTTATCTTCTCCCCCAAAAGGAATCATGTTATAAAGCTTGACTCCATCAGGGATAATGTTTTGAATTTTACCGGCGTATTTTTCTTTAAACATGCCGTTTAAAGTTGACACCGTATTAGCAGTTGCCATTATTTATCCTTTTGTTAGAATTGTTATTAAAGTAATTATTTGCAAATGATCACATTTATAACTTTCCTACCGCATTGATACTTGCTGATCCGAGGGTACAGCGAGGTCTTTGGAGTGTACTAATTATGCGTAATCTGTATGTAGTTGTTAAAATCGGCCCATTTCTGGACCGAATAGTGTATTATCTAATTCCGTTCTTAAGAAAATCTTTAATAGATTGCTTCTTTGTTGGTTCGTCGGCCTTTGCAGTAACCTTACCAGTTTCTTTGGTTGCAGCAGTCTTAGGCATCTTCTTAAGTCTTTGTTTTCTCAAACGATCTACCGTTTTCTTGCCCAAAAATTGAATAAGATCATCATCAGACAATGAGTCTAAAAGCAATTGCTGCTCTTCCCGAATCTCTTTTTCTACGATAGGGACAACATCTTCCGCAGTAATATCCTCATACCCATTATCCATGAAACTAAGCATAGTGTTAGCGACTCTAGTTTGAACATACTCAGATTTAGGCAATTTAGTAGTTGCAGATAGTGCTTTATTGATAGAATCTTTAAGCTCAGACTCTGCCTCACGCTCTAAACGCTCCATCTCTAAGCGTTCCTGCTCTTCTTCCCGCTTTTTAAGCTCATCTCTTAGTTTTTGAAGTTCAGTATCCTTTTTCTCTTGCTCAATCTGTTCTGGAGACTTCTGCATTTCCTCGATTGCTCTTTGGATACGTTGTTCAGCAAGTTCATCGGGATTTAACCCCAACTCTTCTAAAACTTCCCAAGGATTATCAGTTAAACGACTGATTTCTCTATCAAACACTTTTTCAAGTTCTGCAGACTTTTTCATAGCCTCTTGGCTAGCTTCCGCTAACTGCAACCTACGAATAATATCATCTTTATTATTCCAATCCAAAGTAACTTCTTTTTCTTTTCCGTTAACTTTTAGCTTGAAAGTTTCAATAAGCTCTCTGACTTCTTCTTCTGAAGCCCCATCTTCGATAGCATCGCCAACAGCATCAGCAAGTTCTTCTTCTTGCTCTGCGCTCAATTCAGCGCCTTCTGCTGACTCTTCATCAGACAGCTCTTCGGACTCTGCTACTTCTTCTTGGATTTCCTGAGACTCTTCAGGTGATACGACTTTTTCTACTGCTTCTTCAGCAGCAACTTCTTCTGCACTCATTTTTTCTCCTATGCATCGCCTTTTGGTAGATGCTATTAGTTGTCATCCCTTACGGGGTAGACTGTTTATATGAACAATTTACTCCAACTTTACGAGAGCTGTTGTCTCGTATTTCTTTTATAAACTCAACTCCTAGCGACTCAAGCCGACCTTTTATGTTTCTCTTAAGAACGTGAAGGTTATTTACCCCTTCTCCGCCAGTATAAACTCGTTCGCTAGTTATGTTTTTAATCTTATACGTACAATCTTCGGTATTTATAAAAACCTTATACTTGGCTCCGTGTACAGAGCTTGTTAGATCTTTGACAGATACTAAGATATTTGCGTCTTCTGTTTTCTTATATCTTATTCTAGTATTCATTACTGCCCGAACCTTTCTGTGGCAGTTAGGGGCATTCCATCTGGGCTTTCTGGAAGTCCTGCTGGTTGAGGTAGACTAGACTTTGGTGTTGCTTGAAGAGCGCCAGATTCTTCTGGCATAGGCATGGGAGCCCCTTCTCCTGGAGGTGGTGCCTGTCCTGCCCCTTGTGAAATAGTTTCCTGACTAGGAGGAGATCCTGCAGGAGGTCCCAAAGGTTGTTGCTGCATCATAGCAAGAGTACCAGGATCAGTTGTTCTAAGTAAGTCGATGTGTTCTTGAATATGAGATAACACTCGGTCCACTAATTCAGGATCTTGTCTTAATTCTGGATCAGCTAAAACATTTCTATGCTCATTAATGTGATACTGATGATCATCGGTCATTATAGCGATAACACTAGTGGCTCCTGATGCCAGGGCTTCGTTTTCTGACCGGATTAACATCCCTTGATCGGCCATACCTTCAGTCATATTCTCAAGTCTACCCGTCTCCATCACGTTAACATATTGCTGAGGAGATAGCTTGTCTCCATACATCTGTAACATTTGTTCAGCCATTTGTACTCTACCCGCAGTAGAATTGGAGAGTGGGTTGCCAACATCGACTAATACTCTGTTTACTGTACTTAAGTCGTCTCCAGTAAACTCTTGTAGCTCAGTTCGGTTTGTTTTACCAACAATCGCCGCAACTCTGGGTACTGCAGCAAAATCTCTTAGCATATTAATAAGGCCCGTACCAACGTCTTCTATTAACTGTATATATTGTTGTTGAAAACCAGATACAAATTGTAGTGCTTGTGCTTGAATAAGGGCTAATGCGTTACCAGAAGAAAGACTAGCTTCAGGGTTTCCTCTAGCAACAGAGTTAACGCCAGTTAAAGTCTCACCGATTTGTTCCAGCATCTGCATGAAATCAAAAATCTCTTTAGGAGTACTAGTAAGATTTAAAGATTCTGGTTTACCTGCTTGAGAGTTATAGTCAATTATATTCATTCCACCACTTAATTGATTTACATTAATATCGCAACCACGGGGATTTAGAATACTCTGTACTCCATGTGCGTTTTGGTTAGTCAATACAGTAGAGTATAAACTATTAATCGCATCTTGTACGGGAAGGAAGTCAAACATATTAGTATACCCATATGGAGTTCCTAGTATGTCTCCAGGAGAGATTCTATATACTGGTAAATCTCTGTATGGCATGGGAGAGTCTGAAAGAGGGATATCATCATCTAAATAGATAAGATGTCTACCTTCTGGCATAGACTCGGTTCTTTTGTGAAAAAATTCGTACACAGGAATATCAACAGTTTCGTCGAAATTTGTACCGATTAGTTTGAACTTAGATAAATCGCTTTTTGTTTTAAGGTTAACAATTTCTTCTTCTAGCTCAGGGTATTTTGCTGCCAAATCAAACTTATTTTTCCAAGTTCTGGTAATAATCCAGTCAATATCTTTAATATCTTCTTTAGAGCTATCAAATACTACATCAAATACACTAAGATTATAAAACTTAACATCTCCTTCATATATAGGAGTTCCGGTTTCTTCATTGAAGTCGTACAACTCTCCTGAAGTTGCATTCCACTCCATCTTAATGTAACCAGAGCCCATAACAATTGCATACTCTGCAGCTCTATGGAGATATTTCTCTAACCTATTTTCTCGCATATAATACTCTAAGAGTCCATTTGCAAGCTTGGTTTGTACTAAAGATTTATAGTCTGTGTTTGTTGACCTAGCCCGAAAGCTAGGTCGATTTGATGTGACCATCACCAAAATATGTTGTGCTAAGTTTCTAAAGTGATTAATTGGCAACTCTACGAGTTCACCCTGCTCACCTCCAAACGTAATCGAATGACCGCCACCAACATCATCATAATACGCACCATGATGTGCAAGCCAGCATCTTTTAACCTTTTCGAGGTAATTATTATTAGTAAGAGTATCGAACCATGCATCAGATTTTTGTTTTAAAATCTTAGCCGCTTCTTTAGCCTCTTTTTGTGCAAAATATTCTGTAGTATCTTGGTCTGTTAGTGGGTTAGTTCCAACAGACATCCCTAAATTATCAGCCATTATTACCTCTTGATATAGTTGTTAATTCTTAATATTCATTATTTTTCTAAACATAGACTCAATTCCGCCTTCAGCTTTTTTGCTTATTTTAGACGCAAATACGTTCCCTCCGGATTTTGCTCCCCAATTCTCCGGATAAGGGTTGTGAGAACGGACCAAATTACGCACTAAATAAATAAGCGCATCAAGGGCATCTGCGTGTCCTCCTCTAACTGTCATATCTGCAGAATCAGCCATTCTAGCAAACTCTTTGTGGTTTTTATCCCAAGACCCATTAGCTACGTGGTATATTAAATGTTTACACCGAGGATTAATTATAATTTGATTATTACTAATCATCATACGTACTTGGTTTATCTGAGCTTCTTTATTATCTTTAGCCGTTGCCAGGAAGTTAAGTCCATGAAGCCTCTGTAAATCATTTACCATAATTAAGTTATTATCCATAACCCGCATATACACAGGTAAAGGGTATCCACTGTCATCTGAAAAATGTTCGGATTCTTTTTTATATATGTTATTAGCTAGAGCCTCAGTTGTCATACTAGGGCCATTCATAACTAGTTCATCTTCTATAACCAACTTGGCGTTTAAAAAATCCCAGTAAGCAAATAAATAAATAGTTAGATCTTTAAACCCTACATCCCCTGCTGTATATATATCGTAAAATGCCGGTCTATCCCATTCACGGATTAATTCCTGTTGCCTCTCTTCCGTAAATTCTGGTATCACTACTGATTCGTCATCTTGTATTATTTCGCAAAGGTATTCTCTTTTAAACTGAGGATCTTCTTTTCCTGTTGGAAATCTTGCTGCAATCCCTTCTATCTTTCTCTCGCTTAACATTGGGTTGTCATATATGTTTAAAACCAGAAGAGAGTCTGCAGCTTTCGCTGGTCTTATAAACTTAGTGATAAAATCGTGGTTAGCACTTTTAGATGGGGTTGATATTAATACGATCTTACCATCAGTAGTATCTGTAGTTGGAGCAAGAATAGAATTTACAACATACTCTAAGTGGTCACAGAAACCGGCCTCATCTACTATGCATAGATGTGATGCGCCCCCTCTAAGATTCTCATGGGAACCATTATCTGTTCCCGCAAATTGTATTTGAGAACCGTTCGGAAAAACGTACATCTTGTCATTTTCTTTCCATTCCGGTCTTAGATCCCTAGGACAATCTTCTAGTATGACTCTCATGTTTGGTTGAACAATTGTCTTTACCATCTTTAAACGAGGACAAACATATTTTACAATTGCGTTGGGAGTAGTCATACAAAGCTCGACAGCTTCTACAGTCATCTCAAAACTTTTTCCCAACCGTCTAGATGCTAGTATAGGGATTATATCCCGTTTATCTTTTAATATATAGTCTCGCATTTTGAGCTGGCCATCATGTCTCTTATAACTAAGATCTCCCCTTGACCATATCTCTCTTAATGCTTCTCTTTTTGAGACTTTTCTGCGTCTAGCCACATCTATCCTTTGAGTATGTCTTCTAGTTCTTTAGTTGACATTTTTTTAGCCTTACCTTTTGGCTTGACCCGGATATCTTCGCCCCTTGCTATTTTTAGATTTTTATGTAATATATCTAAAGTCTTAACCTCATCCTGAGTTAACTCTCGTTTTGAAGAGTGTTCTTTTAGTATCTCTAGTTGTTTTACGCAAATAATTTCAGCATCAGTTACGCTATCAGAAGATGCCGACTCGTCTATCTCCTTTAATAGGAGCTTTAGCTTACTTACTTCCAATTCAAGCTCTTTTATTCTTTTACGTAAAGCAGACTTTTCTGCTTGTTCCTCTAAAGATATTAGTGTTTTATCATCCATGTATTACCACCCAAACTTTTGTCCATCTACCCTAGGTTTAGATTGACTTAATAGAACGCTAGATACTTTTGCGTCTAGTTTATTATAAACTTCCCGGTTATTCTTCTCATAAGTCTCTAACTTTCTTACGAATTCGTCAGACGGATCGTCAATTTCATTGTGATCAAGATATACCAAAAACCCAAATAGGACGCTAGATGACACAAATGCGGCAACTTCAAACGACCCTCCACCAAAAATAAGACTCTTTGTTGATATAATTAAAATAAGAAAAAACAAGATGTTAGATTTATTAATTGACATTATTTAGTCTCCCAAGGTGTATTAAAGTATAAATTAGTTGTTAAATTAATTTATTATTGTACTTTGATGCCTTTTGTGTTATATTAATAAGAATTAACCGAAAAGAGGGTATATGTCAGAAAATGGTATGGGGTCTAAGGAGATTGTCGTAAAGTTATATTATGATATAACTATGTGTAATAATGAACTAGATCTACTTAAAGTCAATTCTAAGATAAGACAGCATATAGAAGGAGATGATTCAATTGGGGAGATTGAGACCATGATACTTCTAAGTGCAATCAAAATGAAGAGCAACGAGATAGCTCTTTATAATATAATGGATACTATGGATACGCTGCTTCTTGCCAACGATATATCAGTTGTTATGTCCGATGAGAATTTTGACATAGAAGAAGAGGCAATTAAACAAAGTATGACGGATGAACTAAGTGTAGTCAAAGAAGGCAACATAATGTCTATAAGTGACGTATACTCTCGTAAGAATGGTGGCGATGATCTAGAAGAATCGTCGGGCGAAGATGATGAAAATGCACCAGTTGACAGTGGTGACGAATAGTGCTATGATAGTTATGGATTTATTGCCCCTTTTGTCACTATAGTTGAGGTGTGGGTAGTAAAAAGCCACAAATATAGAAAATGTGATAATTAAGCGTCACATAGGAACTAATATAATAATAGTAGAGGAGTAAAAGTTGGGACTTTTTGATTTTATTGGAAATATTTTTAAGCCAGCCTCAGATTTAGTAGATTCATTACATACTAGCGATGAGGAAAGGTTAAAATTGGAAAATGAGTTAGCTAAGATAAAAGAAGCGGCTCTAGAAAAAATGACAGAATTAGAAAAGGCTCGACTAGATGCCCTAAGTAAGGTGCAGGTGGCAGAGGCTAATTCTAAACATACAATTGTTGCTATCTGGAGGCCAGTATCGTCTCTGTCGATGGTTGCGATTATAGTTGCAGCTAGTTTTAATTTAATCCCTACCCCAAGCCAAGAGTTTTATGAATTAGCTCAAATATTCTTAGGGGCTTACGTTTCTTCGAGGGGAATTGAGAAAGTTGCCGCAAGCATTGGGGGGTTGAGGAAATGAAATACATAACAGAGGTACTACTGGTTGCTAATTTATTGATATGCGGATACGCTTATTATAAAGTATATAGTGTATTAAATGTTGTGGATATGGTTACTAAGCAAATAATTGCTGTTGATAACTCGACTAAAGATATTAAGGATAAGCTAAAAGCTGCGGAAAAATCATCTCAGGAAGCAAAGGACGGAATAAAGAGGGTAGAAACTACTATAGATGAAATTAAGCGTAAACTGGATAAATTGCCGTTATGATTAGGATATTATTTACTGCATTACTATTATATGGGTACTTGTCTTATGCTACTCCTGTAGATATTGATAATACTGTAAAGGAACTAGAATCCCTTTCAGGATGCGAATTGGTCATTACATCCGGATTTAGGACTCCTGAACATAATAAACGAGTGGGAGGGGCTCCTAACAGCTATCATCTATATAATAGAGCTAGAGATGTGGTACCAAAAGACAAAAAATGTATAAGTATTAAAGAGTTAGGGAAGATTGCATGTAAAATAACCTCCTCTATCATATACAAAAAACACATCCATCTCGATAACCGTAAGAATCCTATATGTATTAAAGGTAGATATAAATGACTAAATACGTAATAACGGCAAATAGCCGAAGATTTGATAATTTCAAAAGTAAAAACAAGGGATATGAGCATATTATATGTATACGAGATGTAGAATTACTCATAGGCTTGCAGTTTAATCCTGAAACGGAAAAAATTATATTTCTTAGTGATTTTGATAAAATATACGGCTCAGAGAATCTTGAGGCCACTCTCCGTAGCATAGGGTATGACGGGAGAATACCTCCGCTAAGTTTGCCGGATTACTCTGTAACCAGTGTTAATATTGAGCCGAGCCCTTTTACTTTAGATATACATAACCTTTCGACAAATACAGCATATATAGGGAGTGATTCATATTACAATACAACCGTAGAAATCCCCCTATACTATGAAATATTGCGAAGTGAGGTCAATAACTTACGTCAACAGATTATAGAAATGCAGCAATCACAAGCAATTTCGCCCTTAGTTATAGAGAGCCCCTTTATGCCAACATCCGGCGAGTCTGATGAGGAATAAAAAAAAATGGGAGCTTGCGCTCCCTTAAAAGTATGTGGTCGGACGACCATGCGAATGCTAACATACTAGAACTATTAATATTTTTTATAACCAGACATATCTTCGTCTTTGGCTATTCCTTTTCCAATTTTAATTTTCTTTAAAGCGCGTTTTCTAGCTTCAGCGCGTTTACGCTTCTCCTCTTTTTCCTTTTCTTCGCGTTCTTTTCTTTTAGCTTCTGCTTTTTCTACATAGGCTTTCCTGACAGAATCTTCTCTCGCGAGACGGCTCTCGCTAGTTTTGTAGCTAGTCTTTACCCCTGGGCGCATCTCTTTTTCTACCGCTTCATCGCCAGATTTAGGATTAACTAAACGCCTCTCTCTACTAGCTTTAACCTCTTCTAGAGCCCTATCATATTGATAATCTTCGCCTTTTTTTGGTCTTTTTCGTCCGTATCTACCCACTTATTACCCTCTTAAAAGTTTATTTTTATAACCACTAATACTTCATTTCCTGATACGTTTACAGTACTCACTGAGCCATACATGGAGAAATCGTACTGTAACCTTCCGCTAGATATAATATCGACTAAACTATAAGTATAAGCAGCATATTCTTTGTTAATACCAGTAATTCTTAGTATTTTCTCTGCTTTTTTTTCTGCCTTATCCGCAATCTTAGTCTTAGATAGGCCCTCATATAGTTTATCAAGTGCTTCATCAGCAAAAGCTATATTAGTTGTTAATAGAAGGGCAATGGGGAGTAAATACCTCATTTTTCTTCGTCCTTCAGAATATAGTCCCCATGTTTTGGGCAATCGTGATCGTGTAAGTTATTAGGAATACCGAACACAGAGTCCGATCCGCATATACATTTCTTCTCCCAAGGCTGAATTTGACGCATCTTAACCTTCTCCCCTAGATACCCAGGAGGAAGTTCTACGTTATCGTCATCATCGTACCATACTCTCTGATTTACATTTCCAAATATACTAGGCATAATTACTACCTTACCATAAAAAAAGTTAAAATACTACCTTGTACTAGTTGTTTTTCTGTGGTAGTGTATTATTTATTGGAGGAAAAATGAATAGATTAACTGTAAACGCATTATTGACAATAGCTGCTATTTTCTCAGCAGACCTACTTTTCTTTTTTATGGGGCTATCAGTTCCCGGACCGCTTTTTCAATTACTAATGTTTGTTGGGCTGGTCAGTGTATTACAATTTATGGAGCTGTCATGAAATTTTTAGTATTTTCTCTTTCTTTACTTCTGGTTGGCTGTGGCCCGAAATTTAGCGTGGGCGACAGGGTTTATTTCTTCAGTAGCTGCACCGGCATAGTAAAAGAAGTTATCCAGTGGTCCGAGGCAGTCTCATATAGGCTGGACCCCGCAATATGCGACCTAGAGCCGATTAAACCCGTAGTTATGCCCCAAAAAGCCCTGAGGGGCTCACAGTGAGGTTTTTACAGTTAGGTGCTGTCTTTCTATGGCCAATCATCTTGGGCTGCTCTACGGCTCCCACAGGACCTTATACTAACCATAAGTTCACGACTGGTGATGTTATAACTAACGGATTCTGCACAGGAACCGTTGTAGATATCTTTAATTTCAGTGTCTTAGACGAAAATAGATACAAGGTAAAAGACGTTAAGTGTACTAACGGAAAGGAGTATTATTATGCAATTTTCGGAGAAAACGGATTTAGAAGAGTTAGCCGATAATATACGCAACTATCTAGAATCTTTAGAACATTCTGAAATAGAACATCTCCTTGCTGCTTTAATTTCTGGTCATGGAGTGCCATATAAAGCCAGAGGCTTAGGTATTATGGCGGCAGATGTTGATTTTTATTTAAGAACTGGATATATAAACCCTAACCAAATGGAGATTATTAAGAAATGAATGCGGAAGAGGCCAGAAATAACGTGGCGACTTATATGAGAGCCCAAGAAAAGGAATTAGATACCAGAAAGAAACAAATGTTGGTTGCTATTTTGGATATTATTTCTAATAAATCTTGCAATGGGTATAGTATTATCACCTATGTTATAGACGATAAAATGAAAACATTTTCTAAAAAACATAAGAAACTCGCTATTGATTTTTTAGAACATAACCTAAACGGCTTAGGTTTTACTGTAAAATGTCAACTTTCTATTAACAAAGATAATGTCTTGGTCATTGAGTGGTAAATATGGAATGGTACTACGAAAAGGTAACAAGAG